GAACTACATGCGAAGTCGTCTACGGTCCACTGCACCTGACTTGCCTATCTTTATGAGAGGTACTACCAACCCCGGAGGCCGGGGACATCAATGGGTCAAGAAGATGTTCATTGACCCTGCACCATACAACAGGTCTTTTGATGCAACCGACATTGAAACAGGAGAAGTTCTCAAGTACCCCGCAGGACATAGCAAAGCTGGAAAGTCTTTATTCAAACGCAGGTTTATCCCAGCAAGACTTTCTGATAACCCATACCTTTCTGAAGCGGGAGACTATGAAGCCATGCTCCTTTCGCTTCCAGAGCAGCAGCGTAGGCAGCTTCTTGAAGGCGATTGGGACATCAAAGAAGGCGCAGCGTTTACTGAGTTTAATCGGGATGTGCATGTTGTGGAGCCTTTCCGTATCCCTAGCAACTGGGTCAAGTTTCGCGCATGTGACTATGGTTACGGTAGTTATTCTGGTGTTCTTTGGTTTGCTGTTGCACCTGATGAACAATTGGTCGTCTACAGAGAATTATACGTCAGTAAGGTGTTGGCGACAGACTTGGCCGATATGATACTGGATTTGGAAGCCGAAGATGGTAATATTAAGTACGGTGTTCTGGATAGCAGTTTGTGGCACAGGCGTGGTGATACTGGCCCTTCTCTTGCGGAGCAAATGATTAGCAAGGGATGTCGATGGCGTCCATCAGATAGAAGCAGAGGTAGCCGCGTAGCTGGTAAAAACGAAATACATAGGCGTTTACAGGTAGACGAGTTCACAGAGGAACCTAGACTTGTATTTTTTGATAACTGCACAAATGTCATCAGTCAGTTACCAGCCATCCCTCTGGACAAGAAAAATCCAGAAGACGTTGACACGAAGTCTGAAGACCATCTTTATGACGCACTACGGTACGGGATTATGTCCAGACCCCGGTTCTCTATTTTCGACTACGACCCGCATGGCAGACCATCGTCAAGTATGCAAGTAGCTGACTCTACATTTGGATATTAAAGGAAAAACACATGGAAGATGATGAAATTATGATGGAAGACGATGCTATCGCTCTTGAGGATAGCGACGACCCTATCGTATCAGATGCAGATGTTACGTCAATTATTCCATTTATTATGGAGCGTTATAGACGCGCCGAAGATTTTAGATATCAAGATGAAGAACGGTGGCTTCGCGCATACCGGAATTATCGTGGTTTGTATGGTCCTGATGTACAATTCACTGAAGCTGAAAAATCTCGTGTCTTTATAAAAATTACAAAGACGAAGACGTTGGCGGCGTATGGTCAAATCGTAGACGTACTGTTTGCTAACAATAAGTTTCCTCTTTCGATTGAACCCACAGAACTTCCAGAGGGTGTAGTAGAGGATGTACACTTTGACCCGCAACAGCCAGAGGCTATGCAGTCAGCAGAAAGCCCGTATGGTTTTCCGGGTGATGGACGTGACTTACCGCCGGGTGCTACATCACAGAGTCTACTAGAAAAGCTGGGTCCACTTGAAGAAAAGCTAGAGCCTGTAGAAGAAAAACTAAAAGAGGGTCCGGGCAAGACTCCGACTGCCATTGAATTTAGCCCCGCAATGATTGCAGCTAAAAAGATGGAAAAGAAAATACACGACCAGCTTGAAGAGTCGGGTGCAAGTAAAAACCTGCGTAGCAGTGCATTTGAGATGGCACTGTTTGGCACAGGTATTATGAAAGGTCCGTTTGCTCTGGATAAGGAGTATCCTAACTGGGGCGAAGATGGAGAGTACAACCCCGTGTTCAAGACTGTGCCACAGTCTGAGCATGTGTCTGTCTGGAACTTCTACCCTGACCCAGATGCCAATAACATGGATGAGGCGCAGTTTGTTATTGAGCGGCACAAGATGTCCCGTTCTCAGATGCGCAATCTCAAGAAGCGTCCGTATTTTCGCAGTCAGGTTATTGACGAGTGTATTGACAGGGGCGAAAGCTACGACAAAAAATATTGGGAGGACGACCTTTCCGACTATGCACCGGAGCATGGCATTGACCGCTTTGAGGTGCTTGAGTATTGGGGTACTTGTGACGTTGAGATGCTCAAAGAGAATGGCGTAGATATTCCAGAAGAACTGCAGAAGTTCGATGAACTGCAAGCGAACATCTGGATTTGTAATGGTCTTCTTCTGCGCATGGTTCTCAATCCGTTTAAGCCAGCGAAGATTCCGTATGTAGCTGCACCGTATGAACTAAACCCATATAGCTTCTTCGGTGTGGGTATTGCAGAAAATATGGACGACACGCAGACGCTTATGAATGGATTTATGCGTATGGCGGTGGACAACGCTGTACTGTCGAGCAACCTGATTGTAGAGGTAGACGAAACTAATCTGGTGCCGGGACAAGACCTGTCACTATATCCGGGCAAGGTATTTCGCCGTCAGGGTGGCGCACCGGGTCAGGCTATCTTTGGTACGAAGTTCCCAAATGTCTCACAAGAGAACATGATGCTGTTTGATAAGGCGCGGGTTCTGGCAGATGAAAGCACTGGTTTCCCGTCTTTCGCGCATGGGCAGACTGGCGTGTCGGGTGTTGGACGTACAGCATCTGGTATCTCCATGCTTATGGGTGCCGCTACAGGAAGCATCAAGACTGTTATCAAGAACGTAGACGATTATCTGCTGCGTCCTCTTGGTGAGAACTTTTTCCGGTTTAATATGCAGTTTGACTTCGACCCTGAGATGCGTGGCGACCTTGAAGTAAAAGCGCGTGGCACAGAAAGCCTGATGGCTAACGAAGTTCGTAGTCAGCGTCTTATGCAATTCTTGAATGTTGCCAGTAACCCAACTCTGGCACCATTTGCAAAGTTTCAGTACATTATTCGGGAGATTGCAAAGTCTCTTGACCTTGACCCGGATAAGGTAACAAACAACATGAGCGAAGCTGCTCTACAAGCAGAAATGATGAAGCAGTTTCAGGCTCCTATTCCCGACCAACAGCAACAAGGCCCAGCAGAAGCACCTCCCGGTTCTGGCGTAATGGATACGTCAGGCGCTGGCGGTGGTAATATAGGTATTGGACAGGCTCCAGTGCCGGGTGAACAAGGATTTAGTGCAAGTGGACAAGCAGCAAATACTCAGCCGCCTCAAGCCGCTGGTGGGGAACAACCGCCAATGGGAGGCATTCAGTAATTATCTTGACGAGGTAATAGAAACGCAACATCGTGCGTTAGAACAAGCAGAAGACAATGTAATGATGTATCGTGCGCAAGGTGCGATTGCGGTACTACGAAGACTCAAAACCTTGAGGGACGAGGTGCATGGAAGCGAATCAGCAAACTGATGAAATGCTGTCGAAAGACACAGGCACTAAAAAGTTTGTATACGACGGTCAGGAATTTCCTGATACTCCGTATTTTAGAAATCTTGTAAAGCGTAGAGAAGAACGAGAAGCAAAAGGTCCGGGTACATTCAAGGAAGCTATGCAGACTATCGCAGAAGTGGCTCCTATTACGGGTGATGCTATCGCTGTGTATAATCTGCCCAGTGACTTGCGTAAGGCATATGAACTTATGCAACAGGGTTATACAGAAGGGGATATTAAGGACATTGGTCTTGGCGCAGGTCTAGCTGGCTTGTCGGCTCTTGGTGTGGTGCCAGTGTTAGGTACTGGTGCAAAGATTGCAAAGAAGGGTCTTCGGGCAACAATTGATGATGCACTTGTGCAAACTGAAGACTTGTTCCGTACCGCGTCTGGTATGGACGGCCCCGACAGCATGGCTATGGCTACCACGGCTCCGTCCAGAGTTACTGGCAATGTAGCGGACGATGCTCTTCCAGATACGTCTATCACAAAGATTATCATTGGTAAGTCAGGTAAAGACCACGCCGAAAAAGAGGCGCGGTACAATGCTGCAAAACAAGAACTTACTGGTGGTCGTCGTGTGGAACCTGATGAGGCCCAAGAACTTTGGAACAGAACTGGTGCGCAAGAAGATTTGGCACAGGGCGATGTCGTCTACGAAATTCCCACAGTTAATGCTAGGCTTAAAGAAGACGAACTAACTAAAACTGTTTTTCGTGAATTAGATTTTTCAAAGAAAAAAGATATACCTGACGATAAACGTGTATTTACATTTGAAGCTGCTCCTGACGCGCAGATTACTGTAGGAGAAATTGTAGATTTTCCAGAATTATTTGAGCAAGCACCTTACCTAAAAAATATAACAGTAAAAAAAGTTCCTGTTATGAGCCAGCTTAAAGGAACTAATGCTGCTTATGATGATGTAGAGAATATATTATACCTAAGTTCAGGAACTAAAAAAGAACTAATGTCGTCAACGCTGCATGAATTAGAACATGCGGTACAAAAAGCAGACGATTTTACATATCGAGGTTCCAACCTTAATAACTTTTTAGGTCCAGATACAGGATATGATGCCTCACATCATAAAGCACTTATAGATATGAGGGAACAAGTAGCGGCAGATTTAAATCAATCGTTTGGAAGACTTGGCCTGTACGACAATAAGTATAAAATTATTGACACCATGAAAATGTTGTCTGGTGTTTACAGCCCAAAATTAAGAAAAAGATTTATCCAGATTATAGAAGAAATGGATGAAACAAAAATTAAGAATCTTAGAAGCCCTGACGTTAAAGATTTTAAGGCTTCGTTACCAGAGCATGTTAGAGATGTAGGAAAGTCTCTCTCTGATTTTGATTATAGATTTGCTTTAGAGTTCCTTAAAAAAGCAACAACTGAAACTTCTCGTTTACAAAAAAAATTACAGGGTGGTAAGACTAAACCCCCCCTTGAACTATTATTAGACACAATTCGTGCGCCCGATTTTCAAGATTTAACACGCTTTGATGAGTTAAAGCAACAAGCTATCATAAAGTACATGCGTGACCCCGGTGAGGTTACAGCAAGAAATGTGCAGTTTAGGTTTTTGGCAAGTCAGGCTGACCCCAGTATTACT